TGATTGGATGATAATCTGGAATGAACTTACTTTACCTATCGGAAAGAAAACAGGTTATACATATATGATAAATGGAACATCTACAGGGGATGATAAAGCATATGTTCCTCTTGAATTCTGGTTCTGCCGTAATATTGGTTTAGCATTACCACTAATTGCTTTACAATATCACGAAGTTAAAATTAACATTGAGTTTGATGCTGGTATTGAGTTTGGCGATGCCACCTTATGGGCTGATTACATCTTCTTAGATACTGATGAACGTCGTCGTTTTGCTCAATTATCTCACGAATACCTTATTGAGCAAGTGCAATTCACTGGTGCTGAAACTATAAGTTCAGCTAAATTATCTGCTAAATTATCTTTCAACCACCCTGTTAAAGAATTAATATGGCAAGGTGCTAATGGTGGTTGTGGAAAAGCCAAACTTATGCTTAACGGTAATGATCGTTTTGCAGAACGTGATGTAACTTATTTTACTCACGTTCAACCTTATCAGCATCATACCAATATACCAGACTCTTCAAAAAATATCAATGTATATTCTTTCGCATTAAAACCGGAAGAACATCAACCATCTGGAACTCTTAATATGTCTCGTATTGATACTGCTCAACTGCAACTAACAGGTGGAACTGATGGACCTGTCAAAATCTACGCTCACTCCTACAACGTCCTCCGTATCCTCAGCGGTATGGGTGGTCTTGCGTATTCTAACTAAACTTAAATCTAAAATTATTTTTATTTATAATATAAATCTAAAATTATTTTCTTAGCTTATATTAAAAATGGGTGGAGGTCTTCTTCAACTTGTAGCTTATGGTGCCCAAGATGTCTATCTTACCGGCAACCCTCAAATCACTTTCTTTAAAGTAGTTTATCGTCGTCATACTAACTTCTCTATTGAGTCTATTCAACAAACCTTTAACGGAAGCCCTGGAGCTGGAAAACGTGTAACTTGCCAAATCTCCCGTAATGGTGATTTAGTTCATAAATTATATGTAGTTTTTGGAGATGGAGATGGAGACTCAACAAAAGATGCTCGTGATTTACTTAAAAAAGTAGAAGTAGAAATTGGTGGTCAATTAATTGATCGCCAATATGGTGATTGGATGCAAATCTGGAATGAACTTACTTTACCTGCAGGAAAGAAAACAGGATACAATCAAATGGTTGGACCAACAGCTGCATCAGAAAAACGATATGTTCCTCTTGAATTCTGGTTCTGCCGTAATATTGGTTTAGCTCTTCCTTTAATTGCTTTACAATATCACGAAGTTAAAATTAATATTGAATTTGATACCGTTCCAGGTGATGCATTTACAGATGCCACCCTATGGGCTGATTACATCTTCTTAGATACTGACGAACGTCGTCGTTTTGCTCAATTATCTCACGAATATTTAATTGAACAAGTGCAATTCACTGGAGAGGAAACTTTAACAAATAGTGGTGCTTCAGTTAAATTATCTTTCAATCACCCCGTTAAAGAACTTATATGGAAAGGTGTTGGCGGTGGTTGTGGAAAAGCCAAACTTATGCTTAATGGTAATGATCGTTTTGCTGAACGTGAACAGCAATATTTTACTCACGTTCAACCATATCAACATCATACCAATATTCCTACAGATAACACTATCAATGTTTATTCTTTCGCATTAAAACCGGAAGAACATCAACCATCTGGAACTCTTAATATGTCTCGCATTGATACTGCGCAACTTAAATTAGGTGGTAGTACTAATGTAACAGGTGTCAATATCTACGCTCACTCCTACAACGTCCTCCGTATCCTCAGCGGTATGGGTGGTCTTGCGTATTCTAACTAAATTATTACTTACTTCTTTTTATTTACCATATTAGGATATCCTAATACGGCATTGACACCTAAAAACATTGAAATAATTGAACTAGTTAAAGCAGATTGAAAATAATAATTATTAAAGTTCATAAACTTAGACGTTATCCTATTTAATTTATTAACAATATGTGAAGGATTACCAGTTATAACTGAATAACATATCATAAAACTAGATATAAGTAAAGCATTTTCAATACCATTAATAAATATCTGTTCAATATTAGATTGTTTAGCAATAAGTATATTTTCATTAACATACCATGGTTTATCAGGTATTACAAAACAAATTTCTGGTTTTTTAACAAAACCGGAATTAAACAACATTATTCTAATTTAACTTTATATTCGTTAGTATTTTTAATATATACTAAATCATCATTTTTTATAGGTGTATCATCTATATATTTACCATCTTCAGTTCTAAGTTTAGTATATTTATCATTATATAAAGTCCATGTATCATATTCGTTTTTATATAAAACAAGTGTAGGTTTATTTTCAGTAGATTCTAATTTACCAACAATAAACTTTTTCATCATATCTTTCATTAGGGCAGTTTCATCACCACGATATTTAATCATATAATACACCTGTTTGAGATTGTATTTTTTTATTAAAAATAAATAAATAGTAATACCAACAACAGCTAAAATAACTATCGCAAAAAGTATGAGAAATATAATACCCCACGACATTTATATTAAATAAATATATATTTTTAAATAAATGGGCGGAGGTCTTCTACAACTAGTAGCATATGGTGCTCAAGATGTTTATCTTACAGGTAATCCACAAATAACATTCTTCAAAGTAGTTTATCGTCGTCATACTAATTTTTCATTAGAATCTATACAACAAACTTTTAACGGAAATGCTGAATTAGGTAATCGTGTAACATGTCAAATCTCTCGTAATGGTGATTTAGTACATAAATTATATTTACAAATAAAAGCAGTAGCAGGATCAACTGCAATATATCTTCAACCTTTTTATGGTTATAGAATGATAAAACATACGGAACTTGAGATAGGAGGACAACGTATTGATAAACAATATGGTGAATGGATGTATATCTGGAATGAACTTACAATGGATCAAGGTAAAAAAGAAGGATATTATGAAATGGTTGGTGGTAATTCTGCAAATAAATCAGTTGAATTAAAAGACAAAACAATAGATTTATACATTCCTCTTGAATTTTGGTTTTGTCGTAATGTTGGTTTAGCATTACCGCTAATAGCTCTTCAATACCACGAAGTTAAAGTTAATATAGAATTTAATTCAATGGAAAATATCAGAGCAACAAACCAAGATGATGCACTTGCTTCAGATTCTACAATAACCGTTCAAGATTCACAAGAAGATTTCGAATCATTTAGTGCTACATTATGGGCTGATTACATATTTTTAGATACAGACGAACGTAAAAGGTTTGCTCAATTATCGCACGAATATCTTATCGAACAATTGCAATTTACAGGAACAGAAACTATAACAGCAAATACAGTAAAAGCATCACGTTTAAGTTTTAATCACCCTTGTAAAGAACTTGTATGGGCAGTAAGACCTGAACCAGATATAACAGGTTGTAATGTAAATTGGAATAACTTTACAAATGCCGCAGACAATAATACAATTAAAGATAATCTAATAACAACAGCTAAACTTCAATTAAACGGAAATGATCGTTTTGCAGAAAGGGATGGAAAGTATTTTTCGTTAGTTCAACCTTATCAACATCACAATAATATACCAGTTAATCAAGGTATTAATGTATATTCATTTGCATTAAAACCCGAAGAACATCAACCATCAGGAACATTAAATATGTCGAGGATAGATACAGCACAATTACAAGTTAAAAGTAGTAAACCAGGTGAATTATTTGTATATGCTGTAAATTACAATGTTTTACGTATATTAAGTGGAATGGGTGGATTAGCGTATTCTAACTAAAAACATAAAAATAATATTAAAACTTATATAGCAAAATTGAACTCTTGTTCATTGCCATTACATTCTGTTTCAACAACATTAACCCTATAACATTCTCCATCAAAATCGGAATAAAGATTATTGGAAAAAGGTGTAGGTGTTTTAACTATTTTTTCTTTGGTATTATTTGTAACAACAATGTAAATAATTCCAATAATAAATGCTAAAATAAAAGGTATAAATTGAAATTCAAAACTTGGATTAATCTTCATTTAATTCTTTTAACTCAAAATAATTTTTATAAGTATAAATATCAAATTCAGGTTTTTTAAAAGGATATGTTTTAAATAAATTAACTCGTTCAATATAATCGTTAGTATCAGAAGATTGTCTTAAATATTCTGCATAGTGTTCTTCATAGTCTTTACGTTTAGA